TATGAGTGGTGTCAGCGACTAGGAGATATGAGATTGCTGACATGGGATGCAGTAGATTTTAATCTTAATCGTGTTCATATAAAACAATCTAAAAGAAAGGCAGAAGTATTTTTGCCAATTTCAGAAGAATTGTGTGAGATGTTAGGGCAACAGCATGAGGACTTTGGTTTTCAGCCCTACATTGCACCAATGACACAACCAATAAAAGGTGTTTACAGCCCATATACTATGCACAGATTACCTAAAGTAGCTAGGCGTATAATGCGTGAAGCAAATTTACCAGAGCAACTGAGGCTATCTGACTTACGCAGGACAGGCACAACTGAAATGGTTGACGCAGGGGTGTCTATGGGTAATATTATGTCGGTTACAGGACACTCAAATCCACAAAGTGTGAAACCTTATATGAAGAATACTTTTAATAGTGCTGACTTAGCATTAAAAACAAGAAAAGGATTGACCATATGAAAAATGTATGCTATAAAAACATTGTCATTGCCGAAGGATATATATACTTATATATATATAATAGTAATATATAATGGATATACTAGATTTTATATATAGTTTAGATGTACCTAATGGGGAGACAAAAAGAGTAAAGTGTCCTAGTTGTGGTAACAGTAAGTATGAGAAAACATTTACTGTGACCAACAACATGGGTGCAATACTATGGAATTGTTACAAAGCATCTTGTAGTTTAAGTGGTTCTGCTAGAAATAACTTAACTGTGTCAGATATTAAAAGGCTACAAATGGGTTCACGTACAGAGGAAGACGTGGAGTTTGTACTTCCTCCTTATATTATTGCTCATCGTGACAGAATAACTATAATAAAATGGTGTGCTAAATGGGGCATAGATGAGAATAAATTAAATCTATTGTATGACGTAAAAGATGACAGGGTTGTATTTCCTGTTGTACATAATGGTATTATGGTAGACGCTACAGGCAGATCACTAGGCAAAAGATTTCCTAAATGGAAAAGATATGGAAAAAATAGCTTGCCTTACGTACATGGTTCTGGTACTGTAGCAGTAGTTGTTGAGGACTGTGTTAGTGCAGCCGTTGTTGGTGATTACGGTTCTTTTGTCGGGGTTGCGATTCTTGGGACATCTCTACAGGATTCGCATAAAAAGTATCTTTCACAGTTCTCAACAGCAATTGTAGCGTTAGACCCTGATGCTTTACCTAAAACACTACAATTTGCCAGTGAGTTAAGAGGTTATGTAAATGACGTAAAAGTATTACGTTTAGTTGATGATATAAAATATAAACACCAGCAGGACATTGATAAGCTCATGTCCTTTAAAACCGACAAAGGAGAATAAAATGGAGTTATCCCTAATTAGGAGTTTGATGGATAAGGAGTTCTACGACAATCATCGTGGGGCTAGATGTCCAGATAGACTGTTTAGTCCAGATAATCGTAAGATAAAGAAGGCTATAGATAGTGCTATGGATCGCTATGAACGTAATGTTACACCAGATGAGATTGAGGCCTTATTCATTTCTGGTAATCCATCTATGACTACAGCACAGAAGCAAGCCTATCTTGTACTGTTTAAGCAGATAAAGAAAGAACAGCCTATGGGTTCTGATGTGGCACAAGAAGTCTTGTCAAAGCTATTTCAACAAGTAGTTGGTACAGATATAGCAGAGCTAGGGTTTGATTATGTTAATGGATCAGAGACAAGCCTAGAGCCATTGAGACTACTACTTGAGCAATACAATGATGACTTTACACCTGATCTAAATGTGGAGTGGGATGATATAGAAATTGACACACTACTGAACAAGAATGACTTGGAAGCAAGGTGGACATTCAATGTTCCTAGTCTTACAAGGCAGATTGAGGGTATCAATGCTGGACACCTGATTGAGATAGGTGCTAGGCCAAACACAGGCAAGACATCCTTCCATGCCAGTCTTATTGCCAGTCCGGGTGGTTTTGCATCGCAAGGTGCTAACTGTGTTATCTTATGTAACGAAGAGGGTAGTCACCGTGTAGGTGCTAGGTATTTAACTGCTGCAACAGGTATGACTATGAAGCAGATAAAGGCTAACCCTTCAAAGGCAAGAGATTTATACGCTCCTGTTAAGGAAAGGATAAAGATAAAAGATGCAACAGGTCGTGATATGTCATGGGTTGAATCTGTATGTAAGTCTTATAAGCCTGACCTAGTTCTTCTGGACATGGGAGATAAGTTTGCTCGTACTGGTGGTTTTGCCAGACCAGATGAGGCACTTAAAGCCAACGCTATTTATGCAAGGCAGATAGCTAAACAACATGAGTGTGCAGTATTTTATATGTCTCAGCTTAGTGCAGAGGCAGAAGGTAAGGTGCTACTTAATCAATCTATGATGGAAGGCTCACGTACAGGTAAGGCTGCAGAAGCTGACCTTATGTTATTAATTGCTAAAAATCCTATGAAGCAAGAAGATGATCCTAATGTAGAAGACTTACAACGTCACTTAAATGTAGTAAAAAATAAGTTGTCTGGGTGGCATGGTGTAGTTACCTGTGAGTTGGATTACCACACAGGAAGGTATACAGCGTAATGCAGGGAGAACTGTTTACCCTTACCAAGGAACAAGTAATTGATGGGTTAGTCTGTAATAACTGTGGAGAAAGACAACCTGTAGACCAATTTCAACATATGCAATCTGGTGAGATTAAAAGAAAATGTCGTACTTGTTCTCGCAATCAGTCAAGATTAGTTAAAGAACTAAAGGAAAAGCATCCGTATCCTAATAAAGATTATTGCTGCCCTATATGTGTAAGGAATATTGATGAGATAGGAAGTAAAGGGCAGAAAAGATTACAAAACTGGGTATTAGATCATTGCCATGAAAGTGAAACATTTAGAGGTTGGCTATGTCATCATTGTAATACGGCATTAGGTGCTTTCTCTGACAGTCTTGACAGAGTAAGGAAAGCTGTGTTATACCTAGAGAAACATGAGGAGAAAATAGATGAAAATAACACTTGATGTAGAAAATACAACAGTAACAAGAGATGGTAAGTTACATCTTGATCCGTTTGAGCCTACTAATTCATTGACTATGGTGGGTATACTTACTGACCAAGGACAGGAGCATCATTTTCCTTTTGATCATAAAGAGCATCTAAGTGGACATGATTATAGTGACCGTGTGCAGTGGTTCTTGGATAACTCAACTGTTCTTATTATGCACAATGCTGCACACGATTTATTATGGCTATGGGAGTCTGGTTTTGTATATGATGGGCCTGTCTTTGATACTATGCTTGTTGAGTATGTGTTACAGAGAGGGCAGAAAGAACCACTATCGTTAGAAATGTGTGCAAACAGATATGAGTTAGAGACAAAGAAACAAGATACACTGAAAGAGTATTTCAGAAAAGGTGTAACCACTCGTGATATTCCTATTGATGAGTTAACAGAATATCTATCTGCTGACCTTCATGCTACACAACAGTTGTCTGATAAGTTGTATTACCGTCTTAATACAGTCTCTGACGCAGGTTTGATGGACACCGTTAATTTAACTAATAGAGTTGCTGTTGCTTTATCTCGTATATATCAGAGAGGGTTTACTGTTGATTTAAATGCTTTGGAAGAAGTACGCAGTACCTTTGAAGAGGAGAAACGACTACTATCAGAAGACTTACAAAAACATATTACAGAAATTATGGGTGATACTCCTGTCAATTTAAATAGCCCAGAGCAACTTTCTCAAGTTATATATAGTAGAAAACCGCACGATAAAACTATGTGGCAAAACTACTTTGACCCTTATATGGGTAAGGACAGGTATAAAGATACAGTTAAAGTACATTCGGAATTAGTATACAAAACAAAAGCAAAGCAGTGTAAGAATTGCTATGGTAATGGTAAGTATTACAGAACAAAGAAGAATGGAACTAAATGGGCTAAAGCTAGTAATTGTGGTGAGTGTAATGGTATTGGCTATATGTTTATTAGTACTAGTGAATTAGCTGGACTTAGATTCTCTGCACCTGATGCTAAATGGATTAGCGCACATGGGTTTACTACTAGCAAAGGTAACTTAGAAATACTAGAAGGATTTGCTAGACAAAAGGGTATGGATGACGCTATGAGTTTCTTACATAAGGTAAAAAGACTTAGTGCCTTAGATACATATCTTTCATCTTTTGTTGATGGGATAAAAACATTTACTAAACCAGATGGTAAGTTGCACGTAAGGTTGCTACAACATCGTACATCTACAGGTCGTTTTTCTGGTGCAGACCCTAATATGCAGAATATGCCACGTGGCGGCACGTTTCCTGTTAAGAGAGTATTTGTGTCACGATTTGAAGGCGGCAAGATAATGGAAGCTGACTTTGCACAGTTAGAGTTTCGCACTGCCGCATATTTATCACAAGATGGAGTTGCTCTTGAAGAAGTATCTACTGGATTTGATGTACACACATACACCGCTAAAGTTATTAGTGATGCTGGTCAGCCTACGAGTAGGCAGGATGCGAAAGCACATACGTTTGCTCCACTATACGGAGCGACAGGCTATGGAAGAACTAAAGCGGAAGCAGCCTACTACGAACACTTTATCAAAAAGTACAAAGGGATCGCCGCTTGGCATTCCCGATTGGCTAAAGAAGCTTTAGATACAGGAAAGATAATAGCACCATCAGGAAGAGAATATGCGTTTCCTAATGTTGTACGTAAGATTAGAGGAACTGTTAGTTACTTTACACAAATAAAGAACTACCCTGTACAAGGTTTTGCTACTGCTGATATAGTTCCTTTAACATTATTATACATAGATGACTTGCTTTATAGTATGAAAAGTTGTATAGTGAATACAGTTCACGACTCAATAGTCATTGATATTCACCCTGAAGAGGAACAAGATGTTATCAGTATTATTGAGAAAACTAATAACGCTTTGACTAGTATAGTTAATAATACATTTAAAATTGACTTGAATGTACCATTACTTTTAGAAGCTAAAATTGGCCCAAATTGGCTTGACACTAAGGACATAATGTGATATAACCATGTCCTATTTGAAAATAAAAGGAGTAATTAAATAATGAATGATATTGTAACAATTAATACTGATAACAGATCAGCTATGATAAAGATGATGGGAATGACTGATGATGCTAAGTTAAAGAAAAAGACTAGCACTCTTAACCGTTTAAGGCTATGGCATTACCCTATAATGGGTCAAGCAGAGGTCAATGGTAAAATGACTAATGTTGAAGTTATAGACGCTGGTAACTTCAGGTTAGAGGTTATTGATGGTGGGAACTCTAACTTTATATATAGTAAGACTATAAGTCTTCGTGTCTTTATGCAGAGGTTTAATTTACGCAGGTTTGTAGCAAACAAATCAGCTAAACCAAATGAATCAAAAGGTAGTATGCAACGTACTATTATGGCTGATTCTCTGAATATGGACCTTAAAGATAATACAGGTCGATTTAATTGTGGAAAACCATCTGGATGGATAGAGGATTTTCATGCATTACCGTCTGAAATGCAACAATTGATACGAGAAATAAAAAGAGTTCGTGCTGTATTTGGTGTTGTTACAATGGAGAATCCTACTGATGATACAGGTAAACCTATTGATGAAGTAGTTACACCATTTTTATGGGAAATAGATAATAACCAAGCATTTAAATTAGTAGGTGAACAGTTAGGTATTATTGTTAGGCGGGATAGACTTCCAATTGAACACGCAATTAAGTTCTCTCCATCCCTAGAGCATCAGATGGATAACAATAGTAGTTACTTTACACCTGTATGTAAGGCTGATATGTCTGTTGTATATAATGTTACTAAAGAAGACGATGCTATAATTGAAGAGTTTACAGATTGGGTTAAGAACAATAATGATATGATCTGTAAAGATTGGGATACTAATAATACAAAAAGACAAGAAGAAATGCCAGAAGAAGAAAAACAAACAGTCGAGGAATTTATCGACATTGACATGGAAGGAGAAGATATATAATGAACCATCCTGCTGAACTAGCGTTGCATAGGTATATGACCAGCGCAGCTAATAATAAATCAACAATGTCTGAGGAAGTAGTACAACAGATAGGTAATGACATTATGGCTTCTCTGCGGAGGCAGTTCGGCAAGAAAGAGCCACGTAAGTTTAGGCTGCGTATGTCAAATGTAGGAAGACCTACTTGTCAGCTATGGTTTGAGAAGAATAAACCAGAAACAGCGCAGCCTAAATCTACTAATTTTGTTATGAACATGATGCTTGGAGACATCGTTGAAGCTGTCTTCAAGGGACTACTAAAAGAAGCAGGAGTTGAATATGAAGATACTGAAACGGTTAACCTTGATTGTGGGGACACTACTGTTAATGGCTCATATGATATTGTCATTAACGATGCTGTCGATGATATTAAATCAGCTTCCGACTGGTCATATAGAAACAAATTTGACTCCTATGGAACTCTTGCCAGCGGTGATGGATTTGGATACATAGCTCAGTTAGCTGGTTATGCTAAAGCGTCAGGAAAACGTGCAGGTGGTTGGTGGGTAGTTAACAAAGGCAATGGTAAATTTAAGTATGTACCTGCTACAGGTATGGATGTAAAAGAAGAAGTAGACAAAATAAAAAAGACTATTCATACTGTTAATGAAAATAAATTTGAAAGATGTTTTGAACCTGAAGTAGAAACCTTTAGAAAAATAGAAACAGGTAATATGGTATTAAATAAAAGTTGCACTTTCTGTGACTTTAAAAAGTCTTGTTGGCCTAACTTAATTGAAAGAACACAAGTAAAATCACAAGCTAAGTTTCCTAAATTAGTTCAATACATAGAGTTAAAGGAAGAATACCGTGAATAATTACAAACAATTCAAGGCTGCAAGAAAGTACGGATACCGTAGTGGCCTTGAAATAAAAATATCTGATTACTTAAAAGAATTAAAGGTTGACTTTAGTTATGAAAGTATTAAGATTGAATGGGAAGACTTAGCGTATAGAACATACACACCTGATTTTATATTACCTAATGGCATTATTATTGAGGTTAAGGGGCAATTTACAGCAGCAGATAGACGCAAACACTTAGCTGTACAAAAGCAACATCCCAACTTAGATATTCGTTTTGTATTTGAAGGTAGTAAACGTAAATTAAGAAAGGGTGCAAAATCGACTTATGGTGAATGGTGCATAAAATATGGTTTTAGATATTATGATCGTGTCATACCAGAAGATTGGTTAAAAGAAAAAGGAAGAAACAAACACGATAAATTTATTAATTTTCGTGGATCAAAAATAAAAAGGAGATAGC